ACAATGGATTTAGTCTGGGGTCCAGATATTGAATTATTAGAAAGTAGAACTAGTGTACATCAGTTTTTAGGAGAAGGTAAATATGTTCCTCATTTAAATGCTGTATATGCTGGTTTAGGTATTCCTCCAACTCTTACCGGAACATTCGGAGCTGCTGGAACTACAAATAATTTTATTAGTCTAAAAACCTTAACACAAAGACTCCAATATGGTAGAGACGTATTAATAGAGTTTTGGAATGAAGAAATAAGATTAGTACAAAAAGCTATGGGTTTTAAAAAACCTGCAAAGATTGAATTCGACAGAATGGATCTTAGTAATGAGGAAAGCGAGAAATCCTTACTTATACAGTTAGCTGATAGAAGCCTCATCTCTGATGAATTACTACAAAAACGATTTGGTTTTGATCCAGAGATGGAGAAGATTAGACTAAACAGAGAAAAGAGAGAAAGAAAGTCAGATCGTATGATACCTAAATCTAGTCCATATCATGATCCGCAACCAGAAAACTCTCTTAAGAAAATAGCATTACAAAGTGGAGTAGCCACTCCGAGCGAAGTCGGACTAGAACTAGATCCTAAGAAAGATGGAGAGAAAAGTTCACTCGAAATGCGGCAAGCCCTTAAACCAACAAAGTTGGCAAAAGACTCGCCAGAGTCTTTGCCTGGTGAACCGCAGCAAGGTAGACCTAAAAACTCTAAAGACAAAGAACAGCGAAAAGAACGTACTTTCAAACCACAAACAGGAGCGTCTTTGCAACTCTGGGCGTCAGCTGCACAGGACGAAATTAGCGAAATTATTAACCCAATATTGCTTGATTTCTATGGGAAAAGAAATCTCAGAAGTTTAGGTAGTGATCAATCTAAAGAGCTTGAAAATATTAAAAGTAGTATCCTTTTCAATAGCACACCATTTTGCACAATAAATAAACAATATGTGCATGACAAATTAAATAATTTAGATAATCAACACTTGACGACTTATAGTGTATGGTTAAGACAGTTGGCTTCCGAATTAAATAAAGATCTTACTGTAGATGATCAAAAGCAGGCGAAAGCTTCTTTTTATTGCTTACTTAAAAATTAGAGGTAAAACATATGATAATTTATCCACAAGAGACAGATGATGGTTTAGCAGGTAAAATTACTGCTTCTACTACTATCTCTTATGCGTCTATTGTTGAACCAAGTGAGGTTGAGCAGAATCAGATTAAAACAAAAACATTGGCTTCTGTCGATGACGCTGATTTATATTATGTTCAGTCTATATTGGTTAGTTCATCTTGGAATAGAAATGATGACGTTTTCGATAGAGCTGAAGTTTGGGCTGCTCGCAAGACGCCTGAAGACAAACCCACAAATTTAGAACACGACGAAAATACAATTATTGGCCATATTACATCAAACTGGCCAATTGACAATGAAGGCAAAGCTATTGCTGATGATATTAGCATTGATGAACTGCCAGAAAAATTTCACATAGTTACTGGATCAGTTATATATAAAGCATTTAGTTCACCAGAGCTAAAAGAACGAGCAGAAAAATTAATTGCTGAAATTGAGGATGGTACAAAGTATGTAAGTATGGAGTGTTATTTTAAGGGTTTTGATTATGGATTAACAGATAAAGCTAGTGGAGAATACAAAGTATTAGCAAGAAATGATAGTACAGCTTATTTAACAAAGTACTTAAAAGCTTATGGTGGACATGGCGAACATGACAACTATAAGATAGGGAGAGTTTTAAGAAGTATTACTTTTAGTGGTAAGGGATTTGTTGACAAACCAGCCAATCCTGATAGTATTATTTTTAATAAACGATTAATTGAAGATTTATTAGATAAAAAAAATGACAATTTATCTAATTCAGGTGTAATAGAAAATAAGCCCACAATCAATACAGATACGGAGAATATCGTTATGAGTGAAAATATCGAAAAACAAGTTGCAGAGATTAATGATAAATTAGATTCTGTTTCTGTGAATTGTGCAGACCAGGTAGCAGAAGCGAAAGCAACTGCTTCAGAACTAGAACAAACCAATCAAACATTAGAGGCTACTATGAAAGAAAAAGATGAAATGCTTGAAGCAAAATCAGAAGAGTTAGAATCTTTAGCCACAAAGGTTAAAGAAGAAAAAGCCACAAAAGAAGAAGAAATGGCTGAGATGAAAAAGAAGGCTAAATCTGAACTTGAAGAAGTAGTCGCTAGTAAAACAGAACTAGAAGAAGCTCTCAAGGCCGCACAGACCTCTCTTGAAGAAGCCAACGAAGTTATCGCTGGTTACAAGATGAAGGAAGAAGAAATGGCTAAGAAAGAGATGCTCGCTAAAAGAAAAGCAAATTTGGTTGAAGCGGGTCTTGAAGACGATGCTGCTTCCGCTGCTGTTGAGAAATTTGAAAGTCTCGATGATGAAGCATTCGACGCTATGACTTCTATTCTTGCTACTCTGAAGTCTGCAAAGACTGAAGAAGTAGTTGAAGCTAAAGAAGATACTGAGGCAGCAATGCCACCAGCTCTTAAAGAAGCTTTAGAAAAGAAAAAGAAGGAAGAGAAAGAGAAAGCTTCAGAACTTGAAGAAGCTGAATCTGCTTTAGAAGAAGTAGAAGCTGAAGAAACCGTTGATCTGAGCGTTGGAAACGACGAATCAGAAACTGAATCAGCAGAAGCTAGTGTTCGTTCAGAACTTGTAGAATTTGTAAGTGCTAGACTCGGTAATACCTCAAAATCATAGGGAGATAAAAACATGGCTTTAAAACCAGATCGTATCGAAACTCAAACTGATGTTTCATTTTTCATGAACAACGCTACAGCAAGCACCATTGTACGTGGTGGAGTAGCATCTGTCAGCACCGGCGGTTCTGGCGCTGCTATGGATGACTCCAGTGCAGTTGTTGCTTATGCTACAGCCACTAGTGGAGCAAAGCCCGTTGGCGTGTTGTTAAATGATGTTGTAAATATTGATCTCACCCGTCAGCATATTAACTGGCATAAGGATGAGGTTCAGGGTGGTGGCAAAGTTACTTTGCTACAAGTTGGTCAGGTCACAACTGACAAGGTTACTGGTACAATTGCTGCTGGTAATTCAGCCTATGTTGGCGCAAGTGGCCTATTCAGTGCATCCGCACCTGCGGATGGTACCACTGAAGACGAGAACTATCGCGTGGGTAGATTCTTGAGTTCTAGAGATTCCGATGGTTATGTCAAAGTAGCAGTCAACATTGCCTAAATAAAACAAGGGAGAATAAAAACATGTCAGCAGAAACTAAAGCATTTCAACCAACTCCAGAATTAACTGATCTTTTAGTTAAGTCTGGTTCGCAGCACAGAGAGACCTCTCTTGCTGCTACTGCAGAATTTGCGAAAGCTCTAGAGCAGCCTCTCCGTCAAGGTGTACTTAGCGGTAGCATTCTTGATGGTATTTTTGAGCCAATTCAATTGGCCCAAAGTGCTACTCCAGAATTTCCGCTTGATTTCTTAGCCCCAGGTACAGAAAAGGACTTTGTTGCCTATACTGTTCCTAATCATGGCTATATTCCAGAGCGTCACGTCGAAGGCGATTACGTCATGGTTCCTACTTTTGATATCGGTGCTAGCATTGATTATCTTTTAAAGTATGCCCGTGATGCCCGTTGGGACGTTGTCGGTCGCGCTATGGAAGTTCTTGAAGCTTCATTCGTTAAAAAGATGAATGATGACGGTTGGCACACCATCCTTGCTGCCGGTGTAGATCGTAACATCGTAGTTTATGATAGTGATGCTACAGAAGGTCAGTTCAGTAAGAGACTTGTTTCTCTTCTAAAGACCGTCATGCGTCGTAATGGCGGTGGCAACTCAGCTTCCAACAATCGTGGAATGTTGACTGATCTTTATGTCTCTCCAGAAGCTATGGAAGACATTCGTAATTGGGGTGTTGATCAGGTTGACGAGGTAACTCGTCGTGAGATTTACACTGCAGCTGATGGTTCTGTCAATAGAATCTTCGGTGTCAACCTTCATGACCTTGATGAGCTTGGTGATGGCCAAGAATATCAGTTGTTCTATGAGAGCACCCTAAGTGCTTCCATGCCAACAGGTCATACAACTGAATTGGTAGTTGGACTTGATCTTCGCAAGAGAGATAGTTTCATCATGCCAGTTCGTGAGCCAGTACAGATTTACGAAGACGATACACTTCATCGTCAGAAGAGAGCTGGTTTCTATGGCTGGGCTGAGCAAGGCTTTGCTGTTCTTGATAACAGAAGAGTCATCCTTGGCGCTGTTTAATCTATCTTTATAGATGTTAAATAAGGGAAGCCGCACACTCGTGCGGCTTTTTTTATAAGCTGATGTCTGGTGTACTAATAAATATAACACTATAGAGGTATTAATATGGGCGCAAGTCAGTACGATTTTACTATTGAACAAGGTTCCTCATTTAAGATGTCTTTAATATATAAAGATTCAAATGGAGATCCTATTGACATTTCAGGATGGTGCGCTAGATTAACATGGCGAACCAGTTC